AACTCAATGGCAGTTACCACTGGTGTATCTGCAAGATTTAGAGCAAGAAAAGTATCTAGTACAACTTGCACACTTTATAGACTTTAGGGAAGTTGCCAGCATAATGCCATATTTCATAACAGATCAAGCACAGGGTTGCGCAGGTTGGGCAACCGTTAAAGAAGATGGCGAAGTCATTGGTTGCCATGAGAATAAACAGGATGCAGTAGATCACATGGTTGCAGTTTCACTAGCTGAGGACATGGAGCCGGGCGGAGAACGTATCGAGTCAGGGCCATTAGCGGTAATTGTGGACATTGACGGAACACTTATTTCAGGTGGTCGTTTAATTCAGAAAACTTACAACTACATTGACGATATGCAAGATACTGAAATCTTTATTGTCACAGGTCGCAATGATTCAACACGCGCTGAAACTGAAGCGCAACTGGATTCACTAGGCATTTTTTATGACCGTCTGTTTATGAATCCGGGAAGCACCGCAGACACGCCAGCATTCAAGAAGGCAACCGCTGAAGCATTGCTCAAAGAATACAACGTCATCATTGCAATAGATAACAACCCTGACAATCGCGCTGTCTATCGTGAACTAGGTATTACCGCGCTAGATGTAACTGATGTGCCTGATGTGCCTAGCGATGAAAACGATCCAGACGAAGAAAACGAACGCGCACTCAACCAAGATGCGCCTGCTTACATGAGAGCAGCGGCAAGGCGTGGTTTGGAATACTACGCTGACGGTTTAGGTGGTGATGGTCTAGTTGAGAAAACTATTCGTGATGCGCGACTTATGGCAGATGGACAAGTTTCAGATGACAAGTGGATTGCAATAGCCGCGTGGATTGCTCGTCACTTAGTTGATTTAGATTCACCAGATGCAGACCCAACTTCAGAGAACTATCCAAGCGCAGGTGTTGTTGCTCATTTGCTTTGGGGATCAGGGCCATCTAAGCGACAGGCGCAACGAGTTCTAGATTACGCACAAGGCGTGGTGGAACGCATACGCGCTGAAGAAAGAACAGCTAACGATTTACAAAACGAGAAGTGGCGCACGATAGCGTTAAACTTAAACAATGACGAAAGGCAACAAATGACAACCACAGTAGAACGCCGCGTTAACACCGTTCAGTTTGATGTTCGGGCAGCTGAAGCATCTGGCGATGGAATGAGTTTCACAGGATACGCAGCCGTATTCAATTCCCCTAGTGAACCGTTGCCGTTTACTGAAGTAATCAAAGAAGGCGCGTTCAAGCGTTCGTTGAAGTCGCGCAATGAAATCAAACTATTTATGAATCACAATACAGACGTTGTTCTAGGTTCAACTCGTTCTGGAACTTTGCAACTGTCAGAGGATTCACGCGGATTACTAGCGCAGGCACAACTGCCAGACACACAAGCCGGGCGCGATCTATCGGTGCTTATGCAACGTGGCGATGTTTCTTCAATGTCGTTTGGGTTCAGCGTTCCACCAAAGGGTGACTCATGGAGTTCAGACGGTGCAACTCGTGAACTCAATCAGGTAAGACTTCACGAAGTTTCTATTGTTACTGGATTCCCTGCCTATGAAGCTACTACTGCAAGCGTTCGTTCGTTAGACATTCTGGCGCAAAGAACTGCCGTTGATGTGGATGCCCTAAGCGATGCCATCTTGAAACTAGAAGCAGGCGAAACTTTAGAAGCACAACACGCAGACCTAATTAGCGAAGTTGTTTCTAAGTTACGCGCAGACCAACCAGCAAACTTTGACCTGCTAGAGATCAAGCGCAAACAACTTGACCTAATGCTAAAAGCGTTCTAAACTTTCTAATAGTTAGACCTTCATGTGGGGAAGCGTGAAGGTCTAACTTTTTTTGTGTCATAATTAGATAAGCATTGTGCGGAGCCGCCGTTGCGCAACTGTGTGGAGCCACGCAGAAAATGTAAGACTCACACACAATCCAAACACTTTAGGAGTAACTATGTCTGACTACATCCGTCAGCAAGCGGAAGCTCGTGCAAAGGCTTGGGAAGAAGCTAAGGCTCTTCTCGATTCAGCAGCAGCTGAAAAGCGCGATCTATCCGGCGAAGAAAATCAAACCTATGACCGCATCATGGAAGACCTTGATCAGCGTTCAGCAGTAATCGAAACCATGAACGCTCAAGCAGAACGTGAAGAACGTGCCGCTGAAGCCATGAAGGGTTTTGAAGCACAAGTTAAGCCAGCCGTTGCAGTTCCTGCAATTGACGAAGCTGAACTTATTCGTTCCCTAGCTCGCGGTGAGATTCGTTCCCACTCGTTCGAGAAGCGCGATGTAACTAAGTCCTCAACTGGCGCACCAGTACCAACGTCATTTTACGATTCCGTTGTACTCTTGGCCAGAAAAATCGGCCCGATGCTTGAAACATCAACAATCATTAACACCGCAGGTGGCGAGAACCTTCAGATTCCTTCATTGAGTGCATACTCAACTGGAACTGTAACTTCAGAAGCCGGCACAATTGGTGAAAGTGATCCAACCTTCAATGCGTTCAAGACTCTTGGTGCATACAAGTATTCATTCCTAACTCAGATCAGCCGCGAAATGGTTGAAGATGCAGGCGTGGACATTCTTGGATTCCTTGCAACACAAACTGGTAATGCAATTGGCTACGCGGTCAATGGCGCACTAACAACTGGAACTGGAACGGTACAGCCAAATGGCATCGTTACAACTGCCGGTTCAGGTGTAACTGGTGGAACTGGCGTATCTGGTGCATTCACCGCAGACAACCTAATTGACTTGGTTTACAGCGTTGATACCGCAGGCCGTCAATTAGCTGGAACTGGTTTCCAGATGAATGCAAAGGCGATTGCAGCAGTTCGTAAGTTGAAGGACACCGCAGGTAACTATGTATTCTCACCAGCACTATCCGGTGACAAGCGTGACCTAGTTCTTGGTTACGAAGTTTACGAAAACCCAGCAATGGCAGATCCAGCAACTTCAGCTAAGTCGGTCATCTTCGGTAACCTTCCAAGTTACTTCGTACGTCAAGTTGGTGGATTGCGTCTAGATCGTTCAGACGATTTCGCATTCCAGAATGACTTGGTTACCTTCCGCGCCACAATGCGCGTAGACGGCAACCTAATTCAGACAAGCCATGTGAAGTACTTCGCAGGTGGAGCCAGCTAGTCGCACGACCCAAATACACAGAACCCCACCGGGAGCGCAGGCTTGGTGGGGTTCTGCTATTGTTATGGCAGGTTTTAAGATAAGTTTCTACTAACTGCGAACAAAGGATTATCTGTGCAGGATTCTTTATGTATTGGTTGGGTATCTAACGCTCCGTGGGCTAACACAGGGTACGGGATGCAAACGGCTCAAGTCACTAGCCGTATGAAAGCAATTGGAAACAACGTAGCCATCTTTAACAACTACGGTTTGGAAGGTGCTAATACCGACTGGAACGGCATTCCCGTTTATCAACGTGGCGCAGATATGTATTCCAATGATGTAATCCCTGCGCATATGTTTGACTGGTCAGAACGCAATCCAAAACAAAATCACATTCTGTTTACTCTTTATGACACTTGGGTTCTAAAGGGTAAGCGTTGGTCAGACTGGAACGTGGCAAGTTGGGTTCCAATAGATCACATCCCTGCACCGCCACAAGTTGCAGCATGGTGCAGACAAGACTTCGTTACACCTATCGCCATGAGTCAGTATGGGCAAGCCATGTTGGAAAACGTAGGCATTGAATCGCTATACATTCCACACGCAATTGAATCTGCATTCAAGCCAATGAAGCGACACAAGGGAACAACTGGCAGAGATTTCATGGGTGCTAGTGAAGATGTATTTGTTGTTGGAATGAACGCTGCTAACAAAGGCGTGTCACCTAACCGCAAAGCATTTGGTGAAAACATTCTTGCGTTCTCAATGTTTGCGCAGATGCACGATGATGTTGTTCTTTATCTGCACACAGATTCCAACGGTTCATTAGGTGGCATCAAGTTGCAAGAACTGATCAGTTCAGTTGGCCTTAAAGAACACCAGTAT